GAAAGTAAGAGGTGCTCCTATTGAAGAACAACAAAGAATTGCCAATAGGCAAAGTCGTGATTTAGCAGCTGAAAGAAGAGCAAAATCTAAACAAAAAAGAATAGATAAAGGCCTCGAAAGAGGTTCACGAAGGTCAGGAAAATATTAATGGCAAGAAAAACACAAAAGACAAAAGCTGGAAAGAATAAACAACTGTGGGATAGAGCGAATACATCATATCGTTCTAAATGGCAGTCAATATCTCAGAAAGGTTATGATTTCTATCTTGATGAGCAGTTAACTAAAGAAGAAATAGAAGTATTACAAGAATCTGGGATGCCTACATTCACAATTAATAGGGTAACTCCTATTGTTGAGATAATGAAATACTTCGTTACAGCTAATAATCCAAGATGGAAAGCAGTAGGTGTAACAGGAGATGATACTGATATTGCACAAGTTCATTCAGATATAGCAGACTATTGCTGGCATCTGTCTAACGGTAAATCTATATATAGTCAGGTAGTTCTTGATAGTCTTACTAAAGGTATTGGATACTTTATGGTAGATATTGATGCTGACCAAGATAGAGGAATGGGTGAAGTTATATTCAGTAGAGTTGACCCTTATGATGTTTATGTAGACCCTTCTAGTAGAGATTTCTTATTTAGAGACGCTTCTTTTATTACAGTTAGGAAGAATCTTACAAGAACTCAGTTAATAAATATGTTTCCTGAGTTTAAGACAAAGATAAAAAATGCAGCAGCTGCTTCTGAAGTAGTTTCATATTCACAAAGAGATATTGATTTATCAGCTAATATACAGGGTGAAGATATTACAATGGGTATTAAGCCTGATGGAGAAGATGATGATATAATCCCATACTATGAAACATATACTAAAGTAAAGCATGCTTATAGAAATGTTTTTATACGAGTAAAGCCTTCTGAAGAGCAGATGGAAACTATAAGAATGGAAGTTGAAGAGAAACTAACTGATTTCCAAAAAGAGATAGAAGTTGGTCTTATAGAAAAGCAAATGCAAATAGAACAAGCTGTACAAGCTGGTGAGATTATACCTGAAAGAGGCAAATTAGAATTAGAAAGAGCTCAAAAGATGGCTGCTCAAGCTTTAGAAGAACAGAGAATGCAGTTGATGTCAGAGGCTCAAGATAAAGCAACTATCATTGACCAGCAAATAATGACAGAAGCTAATTATAAGATTTTACAGGAAAGTGAAGGTATTGTAGATGCAATTCCATTTTATGAGAACAGAGTGCATCTTACTTGTACAGTAGGTGACGATGTTTTCTTATATGAGAGAATATTAGAGATTATGGAGTATCCTATTATTCCTATTCCTTATATGTATACAGGAACTCCGTATCCTATGAGTGCTGTAACTCCTATGATTGGTAAGCAACAAGAAATTAATAAAGCTCATCAAATCATGTTACATAATGCTAACTTAGCTTCTAACTTGAGATGGATGTATGAAGAAGGTTCTGTCCCTGAAGAAGAATGGGAAAGATATTCATCAGCACCCGGTGCATTATTGAAATACAGACAAGGGTTCGCAGCTCCAACTCCTATATTACCAGCTCCTATTAATAATGCTTTCTTTACTGTAGTACAACAAGGAAAGTCTGATGCTGAATATATAGCAGGTGTTCCTTCAGCAATGATGGGTTTTACTCAAGAACAACCTGAGACATATAGAGGATTACTCGCAAATGATGAATTTGGTACTCGTAGATTAAAAGCATGGATGGGTTCTATCGTAGAACCTGCTCTTGAACATCTTGGTAAATGTTTCCAGATGATGGCTCAAAATCATTATTCTGTAGAAAAGGTATTTAGAATTGTACAGCCTGAAGCTGGTCAAACACCAGACCAAGAAAAAGAAGCAAGAATTAATATTCCTATTTATAATGATTATGGTAAAGTAATTAGTATGTATAAAGATTATTCTAACGCAAGGTTTGATGTAAGACTTATAGCTGGAGCAACAATGCCTGTTAATAGATGGGCCCTTCTTGAAGAATACTTCAGATGGTTCCAAGCAGGATTAATAGATGATATTGCGATGATAGGTGAAACAGACATTAGAAATAAGAAAAGTATTGTTGAAAGAAAATCAATGTATTCACAGATGCAACAACAAATGTCATCTATGGAAGAAGCATTGAAAGACAAAGAAGGAACTATTGAAACATTAGAGCGTCAGTTAGTACAAGCTGGTATTAAGATGAAGATTGGAGATGCTGGTAATGAAATTCGTAAAGATGTATTAGATACAGAAGCTCAGCAAAAACTACTGAGAGGTATGTTAAAAACAGAATTTGATAAAGCAAAAGCTGAGTTACAAATGGCTAAAAAATTAGGAAATGAAGAAAGTAAAGAGTAGTTGTATCATACTATTTACCATTATTATATTTTGAACAATAAAAAGGATAGCAAATGGAACAAGAACAAGTAGGTAACGCCGATATGGCCCCTGAAAGTAATATCCAAGAGTCCCCGTTTGATGCGGATGCCTCTGATGACTTTTTTAGTGCATTAGACACATCTGTTAATGGAGGTATTCAAGACGAACAAGAACTTATACAGACAACCTCAGTACAAGGTGATAATACACCACAGAGCCCTAGTGAAGTTCAGCAGCAAGGCGAAGACGCTTTGCAAAAGAGGTATAGTGATTCAAGTAGAGAAGCTAAAAGATTAAACGGACAGCTTAAGGAAATTGAACCATATATGCCTATACTCGATGCAATGAGAGAAGACCCTAATTTAATTCAGCATGTGCGGAATTACTTTGAGGGTGGTGGTCAAGCTCCTCAGACAATGACAGAAAAACTGGCGTTACCTGAAGATTTTGTATTCGATGCTGATGATGCTTTCAGCACTCCTGACTCCGATTCAGCGAAAGTGCTAGGTGCAACGGTAGACGGTATTGTGCAACAAAGGCTAAATGGTGCTTTGAAAACACAGAAAACTGAAAACCAGAGGTTAGCTAAAGAGACAGCTTTTCGTCAAAAACATGAAATGACAGACGATGAGTGGACAACATTTGTTGACTTTGCTAAAACCAAATCACTTGAACTAGAAGATATTTATTATCTAAAGAATCGACAGAATAGAGAAGCTAATATAGCTGATAGTACTAGAGAACAAATGGCTAGTCAAATGCGTAAAGCGCAATCACAGCCTCGTTCTTTAGCTACAGCAGGAAGCACTCCAATCGAACAATCTCCAGAAGACTCAGTATTTGATGCTATTGCAGGACTTGACTCCGAATTAGAATCGGTATTTGGCTAAATAATAGCTAAGTACCTTAATTAAACAAGGAGTTAAAAATGGCTGATTTATTTCAGTTAGAATCTGGATTAACAGAATCCTCGTCTCCTTCTGGACTAAGTCCAGCGTCATCCACTCTTTCTACAGGCGACCTTAGAAGAAAGTATAATTTTGGTGATAGAGTTTCTGAGTTAGCAATATCTCAAGACCCTTTCTTCCGTTTTGTATCTAAGGTAGCTAAGAGACCAACAGATGACCCTGAATTTAAGTTCACAGAAAGACGGCCTTCCTTTCACAAAAGATACGCTTATGTGACTGGTTGGAGCGCTTCTACCTTTGTTGGTGATGCTGGTACTATGAACCAAGCTACAGTTACATCTACTATCGTAGATGGAGCTGGTGATGTTATTTATGTTCAAATGGAGACCGATTATAAGTCTGCAGGTAATATAACTAATATTTATGGTTCAACCAGTAATGCCTTTAAGGTTGGAGCAAGTGGTACGATGCCAGCATTCTTTATGGTAGACCAACTTGTAAAAATTCCATTTCAAAATACTAATGCAGCTGCAACTACTGCAGCTACTGCATGTATTGTGGATGATTACATTGTTGGTAAGGTTCTTTCAGCTACAGAATATTCAGGTGTTGAAGCTGTTGTACTAAAACTAGAGGTTGTAAGGCCTCTTGCTAGTTCTTCATCAGGTACTGAGTTATCTGGATGGGGAGCTGGTGGTACAGGGGACCAAGGACTTGGAGGAGCTGGGACAACTGCAGCTGAAACTGCGAATTTTACACAGCTTCAATTAGAAGCTTCGCGTTCATATGTTGTTGGAACTGCTCATGGACAAGGTACAGGTTACCCTGAAACATGGAAAGATGAACCTTTCCCAACCAGTTATGGTCGTACTCAAATTTGGAAGACTGCAATGGCAATGGATAACA